TTGATAATATTATTACCTGATTGGTCTTGGATTGTATCTACTTTTAATATACTGCTCATTATGCGTTCTCCAATGTTGTAATTCTAGCTTCTAATTCTTTAATTTTAGTTTGTTGTTCTTGAATTGCTTTAATACAAATAGAAACCATATTGCCATATGCAAGTGCATCTGGTTGTCCATTTTCATTGTATTCTACAAACTCTGTTAAACCTGCTTCATGTACTTCTTCAGCAATTAAACCACCATGTATTTTATCACCATCAGTATTACCTTTGTATGTAACTGGTCGAAGATTTAATAATTCTGTTAATCCATGTGTTGCGTTTTGTATTGTGTTTTTGTATCTTAAAGATGAGGTACTTCTCATAAGACGACCTTCACTACTGACAAAAACATTAGCACCAGAACCACTTGTAAGAGCATAAACTCCTGTTACATACAAACTATTAGAAACACCACTTGGATTATCTGACCTACCTACTAATAAATTACCAGAAGTGTCGATACGCATTCTTTCTGTTTGGTTAGTATTTAAAACTAAAGGATAAGAACCTATTGTTCTTAATAATCCACCAGTGCTGTCTGCAATTAAATCTACAATTTTATTATCAGCACCATTCTCTGCTCTAATGGTTGCTGCTCCAGAAGCATCTTTAACAACAAGGTCAAAACCTGGAGAATTTGTTCCAATTCCAACATTTCCTGTACTACCTTGAACAAATAAAGCATGAGTATCAGCATCACTCTCAACTCTAAAATCTACATCAGCACTATCGTCATTAACAACTACTTCATCTTCACCTATAGTTAATAATTTTGTATTAGAACCTGCTTTTTTTCCTTCAAAAATTAATCTAACATCTTCAGTTCCATTAGTAATATCGGATGCAGTAGCATACATTATCATGTAATCAACTGCTGAACCTGCACTATTATCTCCTCTAAAATCTATTCTGCCAAGAACATCATTATCGGCTGGACTGGCACTATTTCTAAATAAAACTAAATCAGGTGCAGAAGCACTTCCACTCTCTGTGTTTTCAATTATAACTTGGTCTGTTGCATCATCGCCAACAATATGAAGTTGTGCAGATGGAGATGTAGTTCCGATACCAACATTTCCTGCTTGGTCGATACGCATATGTTCAGTAGGAACACCATTACCATTATTATTAGTAAAAAATCTTAAATTACCATTATATCCATCATTTGTTGCACTATTTTTTGTTCCAACGATTGCTCCATAAACAAGTTGTGTACCACTAGAATTTCTTTTACCTCTAAAAGCAATACCACCACCTACACCAGTATTATATGCTGTATTATCATCAACAGTTAAACCTAATGTTAAAAAATGTGGCTCTGAAGATAAAGCTGTTGTTTTTGTAGCTTCAATATTTACAACACTATCTGGAGATGAAGTTCCTATTCCTAATCCAGTAGAAGTTAATCTCATACCCTCTGATAGATTTTGTAAAAAAGTTAAATCTCCTGAAGATGTAGAGCCTAATGCACCACCATTTGTAGCATTACTTCCTTTTAGTCTTAAAACAGTATTGTTATTTGTGCTTTTAAAAGTTGTTACAACTCCAGTTCCAGTAACTGTTAATCCTGTTAAAGTTCCAAGTGAAGTTATTCCTGATTGTGCTGCTTCAACATTTAAAGTAACTGCTCCTGTAGTTCCACCACCAGATAAACCTGTGCCAGCTACAACTGAACTAATATCGCCTGGTAAAGGTGAGCCATTACTATTTAATGTTCCAACTAAATTTACGGTATCACCAGAAGAACCAATTGTAATNGTNGTTCCTGATTGTGGTTCTATTGCATCTACTTCTAATTTACTCATTATACTATTACTAATGTCCCTGTTACTGTTACAGTTGCAGGGATTGTAATAGGACCTGCAAGAACTGCGTTTTCTATTGTTTGAGTTCCGTCGATCGTGGACGATTGATTTGGTATGAATTCGTTAGGGGCCGTTTGACCTCCAATATATTGGACTCCGTTTATTATTGCTGTCATAATTCCTCCTATGAACTAATTTGGTTAATAAATGAAGTAACAATATCAACAGACGAAGCTGTGTTTGATACTGCTTTCAATACATCTCCATTTTTTAAAACAATTTTTGATCCACCTTGGATTAATTCGATTGCAGAATTTGGTGGAATAACCACACCTTTTGCAAGATATTTATTTCCACTATTAACAATGTAAACATCAACTTCAATTGTAGAAGTTAAAATATTACATAATCTAATTCCAATAACTGCATCAAAGTCGGATCCAGTTATAAGTGTTACTTCACTTGTTCCTACTGCTGATTCTAAATCGTTTCTAAAATTTTGTGCCATATTTTTTTCCTATTTATAATGCGACCGCCATTGCTAATGCAAAGCCAGTTGACGCTGCTCCTACTGGTGTACCTGAAGCATCCAAGTAAACCGATTTTTCAGCAGGCATTGTACAAAATACATTTAATGTACTTGTACCACCTGAATTAAAATTAATTTTTGAAGTATTACCAGCAGAGTTACTTAAAACTTCTGTTCTTTGTAAAGTTGTAGAACCCGAAAGAGTTCCTCTACCTACTTCAAAATTATTTGTGCCTTGTTCAAAGATAGCATAATAAGTTGTATTAGAAGTTCCAATACCACTATTAAAAGATATAAAACCAGTTACGGCCCCGGCTAATGTAATATCACCCGTGCCTTGTGTTGTACTAGTTTCTTTTACTCTATCATTTATAACTAAAGCCATAAATTTTCTCCTTAACTCATACTAATAATTGCATTAGCAGGTGTAGACGGATCAGGGAACGTAACTGTAAAAGTACCGTTAGTCGCTGTCTTGTTTCCACCAAAATCTAAAACTACTACTAATCTATTTGCTACACCATCAACTGTACTTGAATTATAAATAGCCGCAAAAGCTGCAGTGAAAGTTGCACTACTATAAGTAACATTAGCAAAGTCAACTGAAGCAACCGCTGTACCAGAAGCCACTGCCTGTGAGGCTAAATCTTTAACTGCATAATTAGAATTATTTGCTGTGTCTACTTCGCCGTTACTAGTTCCTAATAAAGCAACTGTTGATGATGTTGAATAAGGATTAGTTGTGTATAAAGAAAATTTAAAAGTATTTCCTCCGTTTGCAAAGTCATGTTGCGCAGAAAAAAGTGCACCTCTAAAACTAAATGGTATTATGTTTGCCATATTTTTTTATCTCCTTAATTAACTTGATGGTGATTTAACGTTAAGTTGAGCTCGAACTTCACCATCTTGATATTCGTCTCTGCGTCTGATACCGATTTGTTCGATAGCGTACGATTCTAATGCTTGATTAAAAGCTTGTTGGTAGTATTGTAACATATCCTGCGGGCCTTTCAAGTATGCAAATGTATTTACCAGACAACCATATAAAAGTAAATCTTGATATTTATTAGACAGATAAGTGCCTGCTGTAGCCGGAGCTGGTGTAGATGTAGTATCTGTTATTGTTTCTGGCTCTCTATCATATGATATTGTAATTTCATAAGTTTTATCAGGAGTAGGGGCTACTACCCAAAAAGTTTCATCCCAATTAGCATAGTATTTTGGAATATCTACAGCAGATGTAGAAGGTGTAGAATAATATTCTGCCATAAAACTAGTATCTCTTTGTTCTAAATAGTATTGATTTCCTGCCTGATCTTTAAATTGAACGTATCTAATCGCTCTTAAATCAGTTGGAATAGTTATATATCTATTTCCAATAATAGCGTTTGAAGTTGCATAAAATACATTTTGATCTGTATCTATTTGTCTATAAATAGAATTTTCTGCGTTCTTAATAATTGTGTTAAGAATTGAATCCGTTAAAACTTTTGGAGTTGTAACACCATTATCTACCTCTGTGTAATTTTTAATATCTGTTTGTAAGTTTGCTAAAGTATATGCCATTATCCGTTTACTACCTCAAGTGTTACTGGTCCTGCAGAACAATTTGCTCCACCACCTTCTACATTACCTGTTGTTGCATTACTAGTACTTGTTATATAAAAATAATTTATTGGATTTGTTATAGGATCTGATGTTGTTGCTCCTGTAACATTTCCTGCTGAATCTATTTGACCTAATGCAATTGTAAAACCATTTGCATTATTTAAATCACTGACATTATCAAAAGTTGGGATGTTAGCAAATGATTGCAAATTTTTTAAATCAGCTGGGTTAGAACCACCAGGTCCAGCACTTGTTACTTGAGGGCTACCTCTAAATCTTACAATAGAACCAGCAGCTCTTTGATGATTTTCTGAAAAAACATTTACATAAGTTACACCACCAGAAATTACAGTTGTAAATGGATTATTATCTAAAAGTATTAAACTTGTTTTAGAACTTGGTTGAGGTCTTGGATTATATAAAGCTTGTGGGTCACTTCCTACTGGTTTTGGAGAGAGTTGTGGTTGCTTTGCTTCAAATTCTGAAGTGTGAACTAAAGATCCATTCCATTCTCTTACCATTTCAGAATATGGAAAAGCCATTCCTGATCTATCGGAAATTGCTAGTGCATGTTTACCTGATGCGTATCTACCCATTATACTCCATCTCCATAAAATGTTTGCGGTGAAATAAAAGTAGATGTACCTTGGTTGTCTGCATCTAATGCTCTTAATAATTCACTTTCATATCTTCGCTCTAATTCTTGACTCATTTCCGGTGAGTATTTCATACTTAAGTAATAAGCTAAACCAGACATCATACATGGATAAAATCTATTTACTACATCTGCAGTATTATTATATGCACCCACATCTTGAATTTTTGATAAATAATAAAAACAAAATTGAAAATTACTTGGTGTAGTTGTGCTAGATACACTTGAGCTTGGTGTTGTATATAAAAATATACTTGGATTTAATTTTCTTTCTACATAATATTGTGAAGGTGTGCCTTTAGCTAATTTGTTTGGAGTTTGTGAATATGTAGATCTGTCTATTTTAGTTAATGCAATATCTTGAGTTTCTGTAGTTGTAGTATTATTTCTATAATATGATTCCAACACATCACTAATATCACTTGGAAAA